ATATAATAAAAATGGATATGAACTTACTAATACAACATCAGGTGGACACCAATGTAGGGGATATATACTTAGACCAATGAGTTTAGAAACAAAAAAGAAAATAAGTGAAGGTATAAAGAATTCAGCATCTTATCAAAAAATAATTAAGAGCGAGTGGAATAAAAAAAGAGCATCGAAATGGTCTAAAAAATATTGGAGAGAAAACAGAGAAGAAAGAATGTTAATTTATACTAACGAATATAGAAATAATATAAGTGAAATGGTAGAGGGTTCTAATAACCCCTTTTATGGTAAAACTCACTCTATTGAATCTAAAAGTAAAATGAGTGAATCTAAAAGGGGTATTTATGATGGTGAGGGTAATCCTTTCCATGATAAAACTCACACCAACGAATCTAAAAGTAAAATATCGGAAAAATTAAAATTACACCCAAAAAAATTAATATTAATCTATGATTTGGATATGAATTTCGTGAAAGAATGTGATATATATGATGCTATGGAATATTTAAAATGTAATACATCAGCTAATTTATATAGGAAAATAGATTCGGGTAGTTTATATAAAAAACATTATTTAAAATATAAAAATCCCACTAAAAAGATATCTAAAAACGATTATAATTTAAATGAGTTGAAAGATATTGTGAACGAAATTGGATATCGAAAAACATCTATAAAATACAAAATACCAAGATCGACACTTAAACGATGGTTAATTTCATGATTTTTTGGAGCAAACACTTCCTAATCCCGATTCAATTGAGTTTGGCACTGTTAGTTTTCTGCCACATCTACCACACTTACCCTCATGCCAAAATTCTATTTTATCGAAATTCGATACGTTATAACTTTGTATAGTATTATAAACCCATTCGAATGTTTTATTAACAACCGATTTAGGATCTGTTTTTTTACGGGAGTGGAAGTATTTATATGGGGTTGGATTATCTTTAAATATAGTACCTAAGTATTTATAATCAGTATTGTTATCACTACCATTGAGATATGATACAAAAAACACTGTTTTGGTATCATTCGAACCTATTTTATAAGTATATCTTTTCTGCGTAGTTTTTGAAACCACTGTGAAAGTTGATTTCCCTGCTAAAATAAATCTTTTACTTTTTTCTAAATCTAATAAATAACTACTCATAATTGTCTATTATTTGATACAAATATAGTAAAATTTCATTGATGAACCAAAAAAGGTTAATAAAGATAGATTTTGATTTTTATGGGATTTCGTAAATAATATATAGATAGATAAATTATACTTAAAAATTAGCGATGAAATTCCATTTTTATTTTCTAATATATAATATAACAAAAAAGAATTAAAGAAGATTATGCCAACAGTTCAAATTGGAAAATATAAAAGACCAGGGATATACATTGAAGAGTTTGACTCATCAGTAATAGAAACTCCTGAAATAACTGGATTACAGTCTATGATCATAGGTTCAAGTAAAAAAGGCCCTGTCAATACACCCATTGTTTTAAAATCACAATCAGATCTTCAGAGAATATTTGGTGATTTAGATAGAACATTGGAGAGTAAAGGATCTTATTTTCATAGAACTATTTCGAAAATTTTACAAAATTCCCCAGTTGTTGCGATTAATTTATTGAACCCTGATGATGATTTAGATCAATTAGAATATAAATCGTTATCTACATCTGCGGGTTATGTTAATGATATAAAAAGAGATGGTGCGTATAGACGATTTTTTGATACATCAACTTTTTGGAAGAAAGATAGAGAAGCATTTTTAGCATTGGGTGCTGAAAATCCTCTTGATAGTGAAAGAGTAATACATTTAACTAACTTAAATGATAGAGAAATAACTGTCTTTGTTGTTAAAGCAGAAAATACAACAGGATATGATGTAACTTTATTGGAGTGGTATGGAAGTGTTAATAAAGTTCCTTTCTATGTAGATCCAAAAGACTACGCATCTGATTATATGGTAGATGTAGTTATTTTAGATGGTGATTGGACTAATTATAGTGAATTATCAGTAGATCCTACTTGGAGTAGATATTTTAATAACACAGGGTTAATAAAATCTGAGTTATTTAATTTAGCTAATGATAGTTCAGCGAATAACTTATATACTTGGAGAGGGTTATCTTTAATCCCTTATTTCACTGATATTCAAGGAGCTAATATATTCATTGAAAATAGAATAAACGAAAGAACAAACAGAACTGGATTGTACTGTGCCTTTGATATAGATAATGTTGAAACAGATTATAGAAATGGGTTGTTAGACATTTTAGGTAACAGTTTAATTGCGAATAATAACGCAGAAATAATTGATTTCTTATCTTATAGTGAAAATATTAACGAGATAATGAATTACGAGGGTGTCGCATTAGATACACCAGGTAATGTTACACAATTAACATACACAAGCTATTATCAAGGTGGTGGTTCAACAGATAGAGAAGCTTTATATGCTGAGGGGTATGTAGGTGGACTTGTTGGTTCAGCTACATCATCCGTTACGGGTGGTACTGTGAGTGGTGTAGGATATGGAACAGCATCATTTACTTATACAGCTACATCAGGATATAGTGTTATAGGTGGAGCAACTGTTAGTTTAGAAACAACAGTATTTGATTTTATACCTGAGGATTTCACAACATTAAGTACTGTTGTAGGAACTACCCAAAGTTTCATAGAAGTATTCTTTATTGATAGTGATGGTGGTATTAAAAGAGCACCAAGTAACACACAATTGACCTCGGGTGTTGTATTAGGATATGCTGATATTCTTATCGCACATGATAGTCTTAGAGTAAAATATTTTGAAACAGTTGTATATACACCAGTGAGTGTTGATGATAATGGATTTGTATATTTCATTGATGGTACTGATATTACAGCAACTATAGATGCGACGCAAGATGGTATTACATATGAATTCTTAGGAACAAGTGGTAGTGCTGATATAAATGATTATGTAGCATATAGAAGGTGGAGAGTATATAACCAAATGACTTCCGTTTTAAATAATACAAATTCTAATAGAGCAACAATATTGATAGACGCAGGTACACCATCAGTTGGTACTACTTGGAAGCACTCAATAGATGATTTAACAGTTGATATATCAAGTACTACTGTAGCAAATAATACTATTAAAATATCAGGGTTCGGGGTAGCTGGATTAACAGGTTCTATATTAAAATCAGAAGGTTTAGTACTTCATACAACAGATAATGAATTAACATTTGTATCACCAAGTAGTGGTTTATTAACTACGAATGACTCCCAAGGAGTTGCATCGGGTGTTATTGGTATTTGGAGTGAATTATATCAAGATTATATTGATGGACAAGTCAATACAGGAGATAAATTCTATGAAAATTTAATTGATGGTACTGATAATACAACAGAAAGTACTGACTTAACTTGGTTAACTTTCATGGATGTGAATGGTAATGATTATATTGTAACAGATAAGGAAGTTAACTTCAACACAAATGATGTTGTTATTGTTCCTGAATCTACTTTAAATACAGGGGAATTCACTACAACTAACCCAACTCCAATTGATATTGGATTATCAGGTAGCTTTGGTGGACTTACAGCAGGTTATGCATATATTGTAGCAGAAGATACAGTTGCAGAAACAGTTGCTAATCCAACAAAAATTTGGAACACATCAGAAACACACTATTTAAGATTTTATAAAGTAGGTGATGTTCTAACAGTATCATTTATGGATGATACTTTATCAGGATTATCTACAACTTACAACACTACATTAGACATTGTAACGCAAGATAGTAACTTTAGACAGACGATTGAAGTAGAATCACCTGTTGGGTATGTAAGACCGAGTAACGTCGTTATAATCGATAGCACGAGGTACACAGAGGTTAAGATCGGGGATTTCTTAGAACTAGATGTTGATGAATCTTCATTAGAAATAGGAGAAGTTCCAAGAAGAATGACAAGAATATTAAGTAAAAAAACATATGCGGGTGATCCTAACTTATTAGAAGTTACGTGTGATTCGTCTATTAAATTATATAATTACAACGGAGATCTACAAACATTTAGATTTACTCAAATCGAAGATTATGTAAGTACTTATAAAGGTATTTCATTATTCGGATTTAGAGTTAGACCTGATTCAATGCCAAATGGTACTGATGTAAGGTTAGATGAGATTACTCAGATTATCGGTAAAGGAACACCATTATATAACGCAATTGTTGATAAAGATATTGTTGATTTTAGATATTTAGTTGATAGTTACGGACTTGGTTTAACAAGCTTATCTAAACAAGTATTCGCGGATATTTGTGGTAAAAGATTAGATGCATTTGGTTTCTTAAACATGCCAAGTATGAAGTCGTTTAGAAAATCTGAATCTCCATCATTTACGGATGGTGAGGGTCGATTAAGAACCGAGTATATTGCTCTTGGTGGAGATCCTGAATCTACTCCTGCATTTAACTATTCCTTAGCGGAAGGTGATGGAGTTAGTAGTGTGGGTTATTTCACTCCTTACGTTGTTGTAAATGATAACGGTAGACCAAGAGAGATACCACCAGCGGCGTGGGTAGCTACTACTTTCCTAAGAAAACACAACACAGCAATCTCGAATGTAACACCTTGGACAATTGCTGCGGGTATAACTGATGGACAAGTAACAGGAATAGCAGGATTAGAATACACATTTAACGGAGTAGATATCGAAAACTTAAATGGAATGTCAGTGAATCCAATTATCTCTAAGAGAAATAGAGGTAGAGTTATTGAAACTGAGAACACAGCTCAAACATTGAAAACATCAGCACTTTCATTTATTCATGTACGTGAAGTACTTATTGAATTAGAAAGAGATTTGGCGGATATGTTATTACAATTCCAATGGAAGTATAACACTCCTGAAATAAGAGCTGAAATCAAGTTAAGAGCCGATGCAATCTGTGAGGATTATGTAAACAGAAATGGGTTATATAACTTCTTTAATAAGATTGATAGTGAGAATAATACTCCCGAAATCATCGATCACCAAATGGGTGTGTTAGATACTTATGTAGAACCAATAAAAGGTATGGGTATCATTGTAAATAATGTTACAATACTTAAAACAGGAACTATTAATTCTGGTGGATTTATATAAGATGAACTAAATTTTAAATAAAAAAAGGAATATAGAGATATATTCCTTTTTTTATTTAAACAAAAGTAGGTATATTTGATATATAAGTAAATATAACTACATAAAAAATGTTAAGTAATCCATATATAAAGGAAGTTGAGACGAATAATAAATCAGGGAAAATGTTTTTAGAGAAATATATACTAAAACATTATCATAAAGATCATATATTAATATTAAACTACTGCATCTCTAATAATTTAAATGACATCCCCTTTAAAGAGAAAGTATATCATACATTAAATGATATACCAAATGAAATGTTATGTAGGAATTCAAATTGTGAAAATAGAGTGAAATTTCATAATTCCACAATAGGATATAAAAGATACTGTTCGAATAAATGTGTGGGTTCTGATCATATGACTAAAAAGAAGCGAGAAGAAACAAATATTAAAAAATTCGGAACTAAACACGCCTCTTTGAATAAAGAAGTAAGGGATAAAGTTAAAGATATTTATAATGACAGAACAGATGAATATAAACAATCAATTTTAGATAAAAGAATTAAGACAGTCAGTGATAGGTATGGTGTGGATAATGTAAATAAGGTAGATAAAATAATTAAAAAAAGAGTTGAATCGTTCAAAGGGAATATAGAGGGGTGGAAAGAAAATTATAGAAAAACTTCCATAGAAAGATATGGAGTAGATCACCCTTGGATGGATGAAAATATCCATGATAAAACTATCGAATCTTCTTTAGAAAAAAAGATTAAATCATACACTGATAAAATAACAGAGAAGCTACCAAATAAATATCAACTTATTAATATTATAAATAAGAGGAATATTAATAATCGATTAACATCAGTTATTAAATGTCCCAATTGTTCAGATACATTTGAAATAAATAATAGTTTATTATATGATAGGACAGTTAGAAACAAAACGGAAATTTGTACGAATTGTAACCCTATAAATAGAGGAATAAGTGGGTTAGAAATTCAATTATTAAATTTCATTAAATCAAATTATGATGGTGAAATCATCACCAATGGTAGAGAAATTATAACACCATATGAAATTGATATTTATTTACCTGACCTTAACTTAGCTTTCGAATTCAATGGATTATATTGGCACTCAGAGTTAAATAAAGATAAGAATTACCATTATTTAAAATCTAAAATGTGTGAAGAAAAAGATATACAGTTAATTCACATATGGGAAGATGATTGGGTTTTTAAAAATGATATAATATGTTCAATGATTTTGAATAAATTAAATAAAAGTAATAAAATATATGGTAGGAAAACTGAAGTTAGAGAAATATCTGATAATAAGTTAATACGGAAATTTTTAAATGAGAATCATATACAGGGATTTGTGGGATCTAAAATTAAATTAGGATTATTTTTCAATGATGAATTGGTTAGTTTAATGACATTTGGTGGTCTAAGAAGATCCATGGGATATGATCCAACTGATGGTGATTTTGAATTGATGAGGTTTTGTAATAAGCTAAACCATTCTATTATTGGTGGAGCGTCAAAATTATTTAAGCACTTCATTGAGAAATATAAATACAATACAATATTATCATATTCTGATAATTCATATTCCAATGGAAACTTATACATTAATTTGGGGTTCAAATTAGAAGATAAAGAAACTAAATTAAATTATTATTGGGTTATTGATAATAAGAGGGAACATAGGTATAATTATAGAAAAAGTAATTTAATACAAAAAGGATATAATAAGAATAAATCTGAGCGAGAGATTATGTATGAAGATGTTGGTAGTTATAGAATATGGGGGTCGGGTAATAAAAAATGGATAAAAAAGGAAGAATAATTTGACCTATTCTGCCTTTTTTATTTTAATAAATTATTTATTTATCGAAGAATGTATTTAGATTCTATATTATAAACAGTGTTATCTTTTTCAATTCTCAATTCACCACTCTTTGTTTTACCTAAGTATTTTCCTGTGAATGTATCACCCCACCCATCACCAACTGTTAATATATCTCCTTCTTTTAAGTTAACGTATGTATAAATTTTAGTGATAAATACTGCTAATAGAAATAGCACCATTATCGAAACCATTATACTGAAGTAAATTTGTGTAAATTCCATAATTTTATTTTTAATATTTATATTTATTTAAGCGTAAATAGTTCCTTTAATTTCATAACCAACCCTTTCCATATGAAATTAAAACAAAATGAAAACACTTCCCAAATTATTATAACCGCACATAATACCCATAATAACCAACCAATTTGAATTCCTCTTGCTTCTAAGTGAATAATAGCAGAGCTAACACAATAAATTTCTAATAAAATAAATAATGTGAATGCTAATGTAGCTCCAATTGCTTTGATTAAAATTATAATTGCGGTGGATAAAGTTCTCATGTTTATATTTTTATTAGACAAATATACGAATAATTATTCAGACCCCAAAACTTTATCAATATTCTCATCCCTTAATATATCTTTAGTTAATGGATATACCGCTATACGAGGTTCTTCGGTATGTCTACTAGGTTGGTTACTATGTACATTAGTTGAGTATTTTTCACCATTTTCTTCACATTTTCGCCTCTTTTCTTCCTCAAAAGCGTAATATATCTCTTTATACATATCATATAAATGATCAGCCTTTTCATCATATCCTATACCATAGTGTCCACCGCCTATTTTATCACCCCATATAATACCTTTAATCTCTTGGAGTGATTTATTAACTTTTTCTGCCCTTCGCCTGTAAGAATCATCATCTAATGATCTAACTTGTTTATAAGATTCATCATCCAATGGGAATAATGTATTCATGTCTAATTGACCACAATACATCCTCGATGTGAGTTCTACACACTGAGCGATGAAATGTAATTGTAACTTATCTAATTCAATTCTATATTTCATATTTTATATATAGTTTAATAATAAATATACAAAAACTATTGATATTGAGTAGGAATAATATCAGTTTTTATATATAATATATATTAAGTAGAAGAGAAATCTACCCAAATTAAAAAAAAATTAATAAAATAATATGAGTCCATTACCACATTTTTCACAGGTACAATCTCATGGTACAACACATCCTAATACCTCTAAAATAGACGAACCAGGATATC